GAGGCCTTCGAGCGCGGTGGCATCTGCCCCAGTTTCAGCGCAATCATCAGCTGTGACATCTTGAGATGGTCGGTCATCGTCGACGCGTAGATGTCGCCGCCATAGCGCGCCGCGGCGCGCACCCCCATCGGCGGCGAGATGTCGTAGATGCCGACCAGGGACCAGTTGTTGGGGTCCGACGGGTCGGTGCCCTGATAGGTCAGCATTGCCCCGGTATCGAGAATAAATACCGCGTAGGAGTAGATCCCGGTGCCGCCGTCATAGGTGAGGACCTGAACCGCGATCAGCGCCCCGCCGTTTGGCACCAGCATCGAAAAGTCGAAATAGGCGAGCGTGCCAGTGATAGCGAGCAGATTGCCGTACCAAAACCCGCAATTCTCACTGTCCCAGAAATAGAGGCGGTTGTGGATCGCCTCAACGCCGATCAGCGTCGTCGGATCGAGGCTTGGGCCGCCGCTTTCGGCGGTGAAGCCGGCCGCCGTCATCGTCGTGCCGTCATACACCTGCGGTGGGTCGCGGCCGTTGACAAAAAAGAGGCGCCCGTTGAACAGCGTCGTTTGCCACCAGTCGGACGCGAACCCTGAGGCCAGCGCCGGCGGCGGTTTGACCTGGCCGCCGCTGCTGGCGTCGTAAAGCGCGCCGGCCGAGGCGGCGATCAGCTTGGCGGTGCTGCCCGGCGCCTTCCACACCGCGAGCGTGCGCACGTCGGCGCCGGTGCCGAGGTTGAGCCAGACGGCGACCCCCGGTCGCACCAGGACGCCGGCAAAATCGGGGTACCAGTTTTCTAAGACGACCGCGTCCTGCGGCTGCATCGTCTCGAACGAGTCGCGCGTGTTCCAGCCACCGATAGGCGGTGGTAGCGACTGCGGCACCGAGAACGGCTGACGGCCGCGGACGCCAGACCCATTGGCCAGCAATTGCCGCAGCGCGGCGCCGTTAATCGCCATCGCTCAACCTCACGGCGGCACCGGGCCGAACCCGGTGTCGGGCACATTGTAGGGACCGATAAACACGGTCCTCGAGCTCGGCACGAGGCTCAGCACCGCGGTGCCGGCATCGCGCGCGATCGCCTGGTCGAGCTGGCGCTGGTACTCGTCCTTTTCCTCGTCATAGGCGAGCCCCAAGCGACGCAGGATGCGCCAGCGGGTGCCGAGCTCGATCAGATATTCGCCATAGACCGCGGTGTCGGTGTCGGCGCTCCAGTCCGACTTCATCGTGCCGTCGGCACCCTTGCACCAATTCTGCGAGACGTACTCGAACACGAAGGTCGTCGTCGTGTCGGTCGCGCCGAGCTGCGGGTCGACCGAGAACATCAGCGCGCTGCCGGCGCCTTGCCCCGACGGAATGCGGATCCGCCACCGCCGCTCGATCGTCGCGCGGCCGTAGATGCTCGATCGATACACTTGCCACTGCTGCGGGCTCATCGCGCCGCGCAGCGCCCAGTAGCGGGTTCGCTCCCACAACGTGTCGTCGATCATGCGGTCGAAATCGGGCGGCAGCGGGAAATCCGAGCAGCCGTCGGCGGTGAACACATGTTCGATCGTCAGCGCGCTCCATGACGCCGCATTGAACAGGTTCTTAGCCGCGCGCTTGGCCTGCAGCAAGAGACGCTGCGCGGCCGGCGCGCGGCTGCCGGTGATCGCGCCCGGCGGCAGGTCGACGCCGCAGTCGAGCGCGACATTGGTGCAGATCGAATAAAGCGTCATTTCCGGTGTCGCTCCCGCTGCACTGGGCCGCCGCAGTGGATGTCGAAATCGATGCACGCTTTGACCGCTTCCTCGGCCGAGGCGCCGATCGCCAGGGCGCCGATCGCCATCGCCTGGGCACTGCCGCGGGCATGGAACGGCGCATCAATGCCATAGAAACGCCCGCTGACGTCGCAACAGACAACTCGGCCGTCGGGGAACGCGACGAGCCCGGAAAAGCCGTTCTCCTCGTCCGCGCCTTTCCAGCTCTGACCTTCCTTGTTGCACAGAAACCAGGCGAGAAAGTTGGTGCAGTTGCCGGCAAGCGCGCCATCGCTGTCGCGGCGCGCCAGCTTGCGGATCTTGCCGACCCGCGCATTGTGGTGGTTGGTCGCCAGCGAGTCGGCCGCCATGACCCCGTCGCGAAAGACGACGATCGTCATCGCCGCGCCCGGCTTTGCCCCTCGTCAACACGGCGCGAGATTTCGCACGCAAGGCGGCCATTGCGCTCGCCCATCCCCGGCCCGTCTCGATCATTTGGCGACGATCGCCGGCGCTGCGAAGGCGGCTTCGACTGGCCGGTATGGTTGAGCGCAATCGCCACCGCCCGCTCGGGGTTGGTGACCTTCCGCCCGGACGAGCTCCGCAAGGTGCCTTGCTGGAACTCGCCCATCGTTTTGGCGACCTTGCGCTGTTTGCCGGCCTTCGTACGCGGAACCTCAGCCACTGGCGGCGGTCCCCGAACTGCTCGCCGGCGCTGACGTTGTCGGCGGTGGTGGTGCCGCGGCGCTTCCCGATGCCGCCGGCGTGCCGCTCAGTGAGCCGGCTGGCCCGGAAACCGTCACTGCCACCCGCGGTGGCGACGGCGACGGCGACATAGGCCTGGTAAGCGTCGGGATACGTGTCGACATCCTCCTGCGTCGCCACGCGCACGACCTCGCGCCTGCCGCCGCGCTCGATCACCCCGGAATCGTCATGCGCGATACCAACCATCAGCACCGTGTCGGGGTGGCCCGGCGCCGGGTGCTCGTCCAAAAACTGCACTGTCGTCATTTGCTGTTCCTCCTTGAGCATCCGCGCATATTCCGCGGCCGCCTCGTCGAACTCCTGGACCTCAGGCCAGGACCGCCAGTTGGGGCCGGCTCATGCCGCCTCGCCGATCTCGTCCACCTCCTCGCTCGCCGCGCCGCGGCGCCGGCGGCTCGGCCGCTCGGCGAGCGCATCGAGCGCGCTTGGCGGCAGCTCGACCTCCTGCTGCAGCCAACCCTGGCCGGAACCCCTCGGATCGGGCCCCGGCACCAGCGTCGCCCCCAGATACGGCCGTTCGGCGAGCGCCCGGCGCTCGGCGTCGATCCGCTCCAGGATCGCCCCGAGCTCGTTGACCTGTTTTTCGAGAACCGCGACGCGCGTCTGCAACAGCCCGTTCTCGTGCGTCAACCGCGAGGTCAGTTGCTCGCGCTCGGCATCGTCGAGAAACGCCTTGGCGCGGTCGCGCAGCGCGCGGCCGCCCATGCCGATCTGCTGGATCGCCACATCGGAGAGCTGGGCGAGCTCTTCGACGGTGCGGATCTTCCAGTGCTTGAGTTCCTCGACCATCGCCTTGGTCAGGACCGGCCATTCCGCGAGCGGGGTGCCTTCGAGCGGCTGCTCGCGGCCCTCACGAAAGGCGCGGTATTCTTCGGGCCATCGCCGCCGGTCGACATCGTCGACGTTTTTGACGTGGATGTTGGTCACGATCCCCGGGATGATGATCTTGACCCGCTCGACATCGTGGTAGATCGGCCGCGCGGCCTTCATCGAGGCGGCCTGGTCGAGGACCGCGTCCATGTAAAATTCGGGCCGCACCCCAACCGGCCGTGGGATCTCGAACGGCCGGTCCTCGGGCGGCAGAATGCTCTGCATCGCACCCCTCCTCTAGATGATCTGGCCTTCGATCGTCGGCCGGCTGAGCAGGACATTGACGCTTGCCGCGCCGGCGAGCGCGGCCGCGGCAAAACTGGCGCCGACGAGCTGGCGCCCGGCCGCCTGAGTGGCGCTGACCTGGCCCGCGGCGGCGCCGAGATAGACCGGTGCGCCAGCGGCCGGCGCCGAGCCATCTTTGGCGAGGACGGCCTGGCCAGAGACTTGGTACCAACCCCACTGGCCGGCGCCATTGGCGCTCATTGCCACCGCCACCGGCGCCGCCTGGACCCCAGTCAACGCGCCGGCCGGCGACAACGTCGTCTGCGCGGGACCGTAGGTTACCAGCGAGCCGACGACGGTGTTGGCGACGCCCTGCAGATAGATGAATTCGCCGCCACCGAGGACCGCGTCATTGGCATGCGTGATCATCCCCGGCGAGTGGTTCTGCGTCGGGCTGCTGACATTGATCGGCTGCAGCCCCATGATCTCGTCAGTAAACGTGTACATTGGACCTCCTCAAAACTTTGTCGGTTGCGGAGCCGTCAGTTGATGATCACGCCCTGCAGAAAGGCATTCGACATCGTCATGTTGCCGGCCCACGCGATCAGCTTGACCATCGCGTCCTGATTGACCGCAAAGCGGTCGGGCGCGATCGGCTCCATGTTCCGCGACCGGTGCGGCCGCAAGAAAATGTAGTCGGTATTGAGGAAATACATGTGGTTAGCCGGCGCGCCGCCTGGGGTCATCCAAGTAATACCGCCGCCTAGCGGGCCGCCGACCAAAGTACCGGCCGCGACACCTTGGAAACCGCCGTCGAACACGACATCGGCATCCATGAATTTGAGGCTTTGGAAGCCGGCCACGCCCTGGTTGCTTTCGGTGATCCGTTGGATCGCCTGCAGCGATGCCCAGTAATAGCCGTAGTAAACGTTGTCACCGATGATCAGGTCCGGCCGGTCGGTGCCGCGCGACTGGCTAAGCCATTGGGCGTTCATCATTTGTTGGATCGTGGTCGGGCCGGGGGTCAGCGTATGGGCGCCGAAAGAGCCGACGCTGGGGCGCCAGAACGGCCACACACTGCGGTCGATGCCGCCGACGACACCGAGACCGCTGTCGGGCACCAACAACTGCAGGCCGCCGATCTGCTTGCCGCCGTCGGCAGTGCCGTCGGAATAACAGTCGCCCGAAAGCCCGTTGGTCATCGTCCTCTCGGCATTGCCGATGCGGCTTTCGAGGAGGTCGATCATGCGCTCTTCGCCGGCGTTCTGGATCTCTTCCAGGCCGGAGATCGACACCGCAACGGCGACCTGCGCCCACGGGTACTGCGCCGCGGTGAACACGTCCGACGGGCTGATGTTGAGGATGTCATACCCGGTGTAGCGCTTATAGGTGCCGTTCTCCGAGTATTCGAGCTCCTGCACGATGGCTTGACCGCCATCGACGGTCTTGACTTTGCCGCGCTGTGACAGGCGCGCCAGCAAAGCATTGTTTTTCGTCACGTTGTCGGCGAGCTTGCGCGACCGGTTGAACAGTGTGGTCGTCGTAATCTCGCCCCAGTTCGGATTGGGACCAGCCATTTCGTCTCCTCGAGGGATGCGGGCCTAGCCGCGCCCGGTGGCGTCGAGATTGGCCCTGATTTCATCACGCAACGAGCGGTCCGGGTTGGTCTGTGGCGCCTGGCCGGGGCCGGGAGCTCCACTGACGCTGACCGCGGCCCGCTTCGCCGCTTCGGCTTTGGCCTTCCGCTCTTCTGCCGCGCGCTTTGCCTCGGCGTCGCGCTGCGAGCCGAGAAGCTTTTCGCGGGTTGAGGGTCGAGCCCACACTGCACGGTCATAGAGATCTTGGAGCTGAGGCGTGCCGCCCTGGGCTCGGTCGAGCTGGGCGAGGATCGCCATGTCCTGTTCGACTTCCGCAAAATACGGGTGCAAGAGGTTGCCGTCGGCGCCATTAGCATTGGCGAAATCGGCGATCTGCCGATTAATTTCGTTCGTCTGCGCTTGGCGCTCATTGGCAACCCGGGTGTTGTAGTCGGTTTCGAGCGCACTGAGGCGCGCTTCGAGCCCATTGGCAGGCGGCGCGCCGCCAGCCACCGCAGGGCCAGGCGCCGCGGCGCCATTGGGCGCGGGCCCGCCGGTCGCCGGCGCTCCGTCGTCGCCCTGCTGCTCGGGAAAGCCGCGCAGCCGGTTGAGGATCTTCGCGACCTCGCCGGGATCGGCGCCGTAATTGTGAATGATCCGCGCAATGATCTCGTGGCGCAGCTGCGGATTGCTCGGATTGGTGGTGCGGTCGAGGGCGCGCTCGATATTGGCCCAGGCGGTGATGATGCTGGTCGGCGTCGCGCCCTGGCGCGCGATCAGGTCGCGCTGCACTGCGGTGAAGATCGTGCGGTCGAGCTCGCCATAGTCGCGCTCCAATTGCGCGCTGCGTTGCAGACGCTGCGTGAAGGCGCCTTCCATGCGCTTGTACATGTCGAGAAACGGGCCGCGCGCCGCCTCGGGGAGCGCATTGAACTTTTCCTTGTCGGCAGCCGACCAGTGCTGCGGCGCCTCCGGCGCCACCCCGGCGGGCGGCTCTTCGGCGCCTGGCTGTTCCGAGGCCTCGCCAGGCTGCTCGCCAGGCCCCGGGCCGCCCGTCGGTTCTGCCGACGGCCTTGCCGGCGGCTCGCCGGCAGTTTGTGCCGTCTCGCCACTCTCACCGCCCGCCGCGGCCGGCGCCGCGGGGGCCTCGGCCGGGCCCGCACTTCCCGGCTCAAGCCTCGACGACCGACCACGACGGGCAGGAGCTCGCGCTGCAGCCTCCTCGCCCGCCGGCGGGGTCTCGGCCAGGCTCTCGGCTAGAGCGCCGGCGATCGTCGAGCGCAGATCATCGGTCGATGGCGGCGCGCCGCCGCCGTTTCGCCGTTCAGACATCGAGCTACCTCAGTGAAATTTCAGCCGGCGGCAACCCGGCGGCCAATCGACGGGGCGGTCGTGCCGCGCGCCTGGTGGCGCGCGTCCTCGAGCTCCGCGCGGATCGATTTTTCCTTCTCTTCCGGCTCTCTGGTCGGTTCCGCGCCTAATTCGTGCAGGATCAGCTCGACCCGCCGGTCGCTGTCGTCCTCGGTGTCGCGCTGCGAGCTCTCCAGCACATGCGCCTCGCCCTCAATGCGGAATTTGTCGCCCGGCTTGGGCATGTCCTTGATGCCGAGCTTCTTGAGCGAGCCGTTCTCGAGAGTGATGCGCAGCCCATAGGGGTAATCGTCGGCTTCCGGCCGGAACGGGATGCCATAGCCCTCGACCGCATCCTTCTTCTCGCGATCGCTGCGCCGCATGACGACGGTTTTCATCGCCCCTCCTACCTTTTTGTCGCCGAATGGCGACAATTGGCTTGACTTGTCGCCATACGGCGCCACGTAACAGGTGATAACCAGCCTTCCCCAACCGGAAACCGCCTCAAATGCGTGTCCTGATCGTCACCTGCGCCCTATGCACCGCCACCTGAGATGCTGCGCTGGTTTTCAATCGCGCTGCTGTTCGGCGCGGCAGTCGCCTGGACGGCGCTGGTCGGGTTGTGACCAAGCGATTTGACCGCAATGCCACAAATCCCCGACGAGGCCCGCGCCTATCTCGACGCCCTGCAGAAGCGTCGCCAGGCGGCACTGGACGACGCCGCGCGGCTCGACGCTCAGATCGAGGGGTTCTGCGCCGCACTAAAGCTGCTCGGCGAGCCCGAGCAGCCCGATGGACTGGCTCAACCACACACTGAAACGGCGACGCGCCGACCAGGCCGGCCGGTCGGCTCTCCTAATCGTCGCCCGCGCCGCAGCCTTCCCCAACTCATCGAACGGGAACTGGCGTTTTCCGGCGTCGCCATGTCCACGAGCCAGATCGCCAAAGCCATCGATAGCCAACTTCGCGGAACCCGAGCGGCACTCCAGCGTCTGGAGCAGCGCGGCCGCGTCGCGCGCGGTGAACGCGATCTGTGGGAGCTTCTGCCACTGGCGCAGAAGCAGGTGCGATGACGATCCCGGTCCCGCTGCGCTGGAATGAGGGCGCGGGACATCATCCACGCCGCCCGCCGCTTTCCCCGCTAACCAGCCTCCTTCAACACCCGCTCGATGCGCGGGCCGTCATAGCCGGCCTCGCGCAGCGCTTGCTCGGCAATTGCGCGCCGCTCAGCAGGGTCGCGCGCGAGTTCGCGCTTGATATCGGCAGCGATCTCGCCCGGGGCGGGCCCGATTTCGCGCTTGGGTTCGACCCATTCATTGCCGACTTCGGTCAGCCCATACTGCCTCAGATGCTCGCGGTGCTGCGCCCGCCCAATGATCATCTCACCGGTGCGCATCGAGCGGTAGGGCGCAATGTCGGAAATTACCATCGGCGCCACCGACGGCCGCGGCGGCGCTTCGAGATCGAGCTCGACCAGCCGAAAACCCCCGTTGCCGTCGGGCCGCAGCACATAGCGTCGGCGCATTGCACACCCTCCAGAGCGGCGCACCAATGGCGGCCTCGAAGATCAGAAGTTTGAGTTGCGTTGGGTTAGATGAGACCGGCGGTGCTGCGCGCGGCGTATTGCATTAGACGCGCCGCTTCGAGCTGCTGGCGGGTTTCGAGGTTCTGTCCCTGCATTGCCAGCTCAGCGGTGCGGAACTGACCCTCCTGCTGCATCTTCTGCTGCTGCTGGGCGGCGTCGGTGTAGGCCTTGACCATGTCGACGGCGTTTTTCTGCTGGTCGACCTGAACCTTGGCGGCGTCGACCTGCTGGTCACCGCGGGCGATCGCCGCCTCGCTGGCGATCTCCATCGGCGATTTGACATTGCCGCGCTGTTGCGGGGGCGGCGGCGATTGCGCGAGCGCACGGAAGGCCTGCTCGAAATCGTCCTCGAGATCGCGCGCCGCCGGGAAGGCGTGCATGCCGAACATCACCAGCGAGCGGATCAGCGGCGCCACTGCCGGGTTTTGCTGCACCTGCGGCAACAACAGCTGCATCATCGGCAACAGCGACTGCAAAAACTCGGTTCGCGCCTGTTTTTCGGCCTGCTCGTCGGCCGCCACCGTCGAGTCGGCCTCGATATCGATCTTGAAGCCGTTGGCCGCATCCTCGCGCAATAGCCGGCAGGCAGCCTGGAACTGTTGGCGGCGCGCCTGGGTTTCCCTTTGCCAGGCCTGTGCCATTTGATGCCACTGCACAAAGGCCGGGTTGAGCATCATGCCCGGCGGCGCCGCCATCGGCATCGCCGGCATCGCCCCGCGGCCAGGCGCCATCGGACCTCCTGGTGGGGCCGGAAGGGATTGCATCGGCCCCAGACCAGGCGCAAGTGGTCGCGGCGGTCCTGGCGGTGGAGGTCCGGGTGGGCCACCCCCCGGCGGTCCCAACGGATTTGGACGCGGGCCGGGACCCATCAGTGCCGCCCCCAATGCACTCGGCGCGGGCCCACCTGGAAACGGTACGACAGTGCCGGTGCGCAACTCGGACATGTCACGCTCCTCCGGCGGCGATGTAGTCTGGACCAGAAGTTCCTGGGACGGCCGCTGGCGCCCCAGGCGGGACGCCAGCGGGAATGCGTGCGGGACCGCGTGGAGGCCCGCCAGCGAGTCCTGGCGCGGCTCCTGGGAGCACTCCCGGCGGCCCCATCGACGGCGTCTGAGGTGGGGGCGCAGGGATCAGCATCGGCGGCGGTGGCGGCAGCTGCGGCAACGGCTCCGGCAACCCCGCCATGCGCATCAGCGTGTCGTCGCTGAAATGGCGCGACAGGATCACTCCGCGCAGCCGCAAGAGATCGCGCGCAAAC